AATTAACCAAGGGTATGATTTGAGGTGATTTTTGTGGCCAAAGATGGAACCGCCAGAGGTTCAAATATAAAGGTTAATGCCGGTCGCAGGTCAAAGGGGCTGGCAGAGAAAATAGCCGCCGGCAATCCTGGAAAAAGAAAATTAAAAATTATTGATATTCCAGATGGTGCTGATTTAGATACATCAGAAATGCCAGAGCCAAGCTCTTATTTAAAGTCTAAGCAGAAGGCTGGCGGAGAGTTTGATGCAGAGGATATTTACCGCACAACATGGCTGTGGCTTAAAGAGCGTAACTGTGAGAAACTTATCAGCACACAGCTTTTGGAGCAGTATGCTATGTCAGTAGCAAGACTCAGGCAGTGCGAGGAGGCAATATCGGATTATGGATTTATTTCCAAGCATCCTACAACAGGCGGTGCCTGCATCAGTCCCTTTGTGATGATGGCCCAGAACTATCAAAAGCAGGTAAATACCATATGGTACCAGATATTTCAGGTGGTCAAGGAAAACTGCTCTACGGACTTTGTTCAGGATGAGAGCGATCCTATGGAAATGCTGCTCAGAATGAGGAGGTAAAAAAGCTGCCAAGCCATAGCAGCCTGACAGCATTTTTATTACTGCCCTACATGAGCAGTGTGATTTTTAGAGAGAAGGTACAAGCAGTATTGATTCATGCTGATACCTTCTTTTTTAGCTTCTTCAGCTAAAGACATATGAAGTGTTTTGGGAATTCTAAGTTTGAACTGTCCAGAATAATTGGTTTCCGTGGCAGGTTCGGCAATGGTAAGGCCATCTTCCAAAGCAGCTTCCAGCCATGCTTTTTTAGCATCCTCGGCATTATCAATCAATTGAGTTAAAGAATCAGCACAGGTTATACAACCGGGAAGTTCTGGATAACGAGCTGCAAATCCACCCTCATCATGATCAGGCAGTATTTCTAGTTTGTATGGCAGGGAGAGATAGTATTTCAAGTCTTTCATTTGTTTTCAGCCTCCTCAACAGCATCTTTTACCATGCGGACATATACAGCCTTTATTGGTTCGTGCTTTGGAATAGTGATGGGAATATGGCCTGGCTTACGGAAAGTAAAATGACTGCTTCCGTTTCTGGGGGCATTCATCGTGTAACCGAATGATTCAAGAATCTTTTTCAGTTCGCTGAATCGCAGACCATTATCGAGTTTCTTTATGCGTTGCAGTAGTTTCTCAAACTTTGACACAGATTCACCTTCTTTAATATCAAGATTAACATGGTGTCACATATGGTGTCAAGTATATATTTGGAGGTAAGAAATGAGTGAATTAAAATATGAGCTTGTTGATGTGGACAGGCTGATACCATATATCAACAATGCCAGAACACATTCCAAAGAGCAGGTAACAAGGCTTGCCAGCTCTATAAAGGAGTTTGGCTTTATAAATCCTGTCATTACAGATGGTGAGCATGGCATCCTGGCAGGTCATGGACGCATAATGGCTGCAAAGCAGCTTGGCATAAAGCAGGTACCATGTATTTCGGCCGCTTATCTTACTGAGGCACAGAAGAAGGCATACATTCTGGCAGATAACAGACTGCCTATGGACGCAGGCTGGGATAATGATCTTTTGAAAATAGAGATTGAATCCCTGCAGGGGGAGGGATTCGATATTGCCCTCACAGGATTTGACGAAAAAGAGCTTGCAGACCTTTTTGCTGCAGACAATGAGGCACAGGAAGATGGATTTGATGTAGACGAGGAATTAGCCAAGCCGTGTTTTTCCCAGGCTGGCGATGTGTGGCATTTGGGGAAACACAGAGTTATTTGCGGTGATTCTACCCGCCCAGATACTTATATAAAGTTGTTGGGAGAGGATAAAGTAAATCTTGTATGTACCGATCCTCCGTATCTGGTAAAGTTAAACAGTACATCTGGCACAATCAAAAATGATGACCTTAATGATGAAGAAGGGCTGAAATTCCTGAAAGAAGCATTCTCTTGTATGCATGACAGCATGGCAAAGGATGCTTCTATTTATGTGTTCTATGCTACAGCCAAGGCAAGAGTTTTACATGATGCCTTTGAGGATTCAGGCTTCAAGGTCGGTGCGGGACTTGTCTGGAAGAAGGACAGACTTGTGCTTACTAGAACAGATTGGAAATATATCCATGAGCCAATCATCTTTGGCTGGCGCAAGGATGGCAGACACCGCTGGTATGGTGACCAGAAGCAGACTACAGTCTTTGAGTTTGCACATATCAAGAATTCCAAGAATGATGGCTGTGGCCATCCGTCCAGCAAGCCAGTACCGCTTATTGCCTATCTTATCAAGCAGTGCACACAGGAAAATGGGCTTGTGCTTGATGACTTTCTAGGTTCAGCCAGCACCTTGATTGCCTGTGAGCAGCTTAACAGAATCTGTTATGGCATAGAGTTAGAGCCGAAGTTCGTGGATGTAGCGGTCAACAGATATATTCAGCAAGTTGGCATAAGTGACAATGTGTATGTAATAAGGGATGGCAAAAAGCTGGCCTATGATGAAGTCACCGTCAAGATGGAGGAGAAGGCAGATGTATAGCCTTTGTGGACGGTTAAAACATTATGCCAGATAGCAGCTCAAAACTTTAGTATAGTGAAATTGCATAGTATAGAAGTTTGGGTATATTGTATATCTTCTACTGACAGCAAAAAAGGCCCCCGAAGGGGCATGCTGTTTGGAATTATCTAAAGTGGACTATCAGTGTGCCGATGCCAATCTAGATGCTGTTTTCGATGTTTGGATCTTCGGTCAAATCGCACCAGGCACTTTTTGAGATTCTTGCTACTAATTTCGCACCAATCAGCTCGTGAGGTTTTTTGAAATTCTTTTGTTGTCCAGTTTGCAGGTTGTTCTCATTTTTGTTTTCCTCCTTGTTTTGGGCGCTGCCCTTTTGTTGTGTATATATATCATTCTAAAGGCCCTGAAAGTCAACGATTATGTAGAAAATAAATAAATCTTATTTATTGAAAAATAACTTGATATTAATGTCATTTAGAGCGAATATACACTTACCGAAAGGAAATTTTTTTAGGAGGAATGAAAAATGGAACTGAATTTTAATGTAACAGGAGCTAAACGCAAAGAGCTGGTCAGCGAGATTGCCCGCATTGACGGAAGCAAAAAGGAATACCTTGGAGTGCCAAGCTGCGCATACCGGGTAGGTGATTTCCACATCAGCAAGGATGGTGTGGTTTCTGCAGATGAAGTAAAACTCATGGATATTCTTGAAACACTTAAGGTGGCAGGCTTCGAGCCAGTCGTTCAAACAAAGGGAGAAGGTAAGGACGAGCCACAGGAGGCTCACAGCGAGGCAGAAAAGGAAGTGCCGGGCAATGAGCCAACAGAAAAACCAATGCCATTGCAGAACGGGGGAGAAGCCCTTACAATCGAAATTCCACTCGCAGGTTTTGACGAAAACGCTCTTGCCAATCTTGATAATCTCATAAAGTCCAAGGGATGGCTTATAAAAAAGGCATTAGGGATTGAGGAGCTGCCCATTAAGGTTGGGGAAGCTTCAATGAAGTTCCCATGGTTTAAAAAAATGCCCGATTCTGACGAATGTCAAGCATTCACGGATTTTATTGGCAAGCTTGCAGAGCATTCAAAGAAGCAGAAAAGAATCAGCCCAAAGGTCAAGGAAAAAGAAAATGAAAAATATGTATTCAGGTGTTTCTTATTACGGCTTGGCTTTATCGGGCCTGAGTATAAACTTCAGCGGAAGATTCTTTTAAGCAGGTTGAATGGAAGCTCTGCTTTCAAGGTAGGAAAGCCTGCAGGTGATGAACAGGCAAAAGAAGCGTAATGGGAGGATACGGGCATGAAATTTCCGAGCAAAGAATTTTTAGAAAAGCTGAGAAAAAGATTTCCAAAAGGGGCAAGGGTGGAGCTTGACTGCATGGATGATTTTCAGGCACCGCCCAGGGGAACTCGTGGAACGGTGCAGGGGGTTGATGACCTCGGAAGCATTTTAGTACATTGGGATACAGGCAGCAGCCTTAGTGTTGTCTATGGCGAGGACAAATGCCATACCGTCAAGGAGGAATGAGTGTGGATATAAAAATCAAAAATCAGATTCTAGCCATCAGGCAGACAGGCCTTACCAATATGTTTGATATTGGCAGGGTGCTGGAAATAGCCAAAGTAATGGAATTTGATGAGCTGGAGGAGTACATTCCTGAGCATAAGGCCGAATATGTGAATTTTATACTTATCGGAGAATGAAAAGCCATTATGCCCGCTTCGGCGGGCTTTTGGTGGTATCCAAAAATACATCAAAATACTTTCTGTAATAACTTGCTATTAGTACAGTTGTACGGTAACATACACACAACAAAGGAAAGGCAAAGCAAAATCAGAAAGGAAGAAAAAAAGATGATTGATTTGAGAGCACAGACCTTCGGAGTAGAGATTGAGATGGCGGGTATTACAAGAAAAAAGGCAGCCAGAGTTATTGCAGGGTATTTTGGCACAGAGCCAGGGTACAGGGGTGGAAGTTACGATGCATACATCGCAAAAGATACAAAGGGAAGGACATGGACGGCAGTAAGCGATTCAAGCATAAGAGCAAGCGAAGAATACAGAACCGAGGTGGTTACCCCGATTCTAAGGTACGATGATATTGAAGACCTGCAGGAAATTCTTAGAAAGCTGAGAAGGGCAGGAGCAAAGGTCAACGAAAGCACAGGGATTCACATTCACATCGGGGCAGAGAATTTTACCCCGGCCACCCTTTGCAACCTTTTGAAAAACATAAGAAGCAAAGAAGATATTCTCTATAGAGCCATAAAGGTAAGGGATGACAGAGCAAGATACTGCAGGAAAACCAATCAGAAGCTGATTGACATGATTGAAGCCAACCGCCCGAAAACAAAGGAAAAGCTTGCAGACCTTTGGTACGCAGAAGCACCATTTGACAGAAGGGAATGGCATTACAGCATGAGCAGATACCATGGACTTAACCTTCATGCCTACTTTACCAAGGGAACGGTAGAGTTCAGGATTTTCAACAGCACCCTTCACGCAGGGGAGCTTAAAGCCTACATACAGTTCTGCCTTGCAGTTACCGCCAAGGCACTGAACACCAAGAAGGCAAGTTCAAAGCCAAGCGTAAGCGACAACGAAAAATACACCTTCAGATGCTGGCTCCTCCGCCTAGGCCTTAACGGAGATGAAGTCAAAACCTGTCGGCATCATCTTCTGAAAAATCTTTCCGGCAACTCGGCATGGAGACACCTTTCCTAAAGGAAACCACAGCCGGCCCCTTCGGGGGCCTTAAGGTGGTAGGAAACCAAGTGATTTCTTTTAGGAAGGGAGTTTTCAAAAATGAAAAAAATTTATTTAGCCTATGGAAGCAACATGAGCCTTGATCAGATGTATTTCCGCTGCCCTGATGCAGAGCCAATCGGCAAGGGAATCATAAAGGATTGGCGGCTCATGTTCAAAGGTTCCCAAAGCGGGAATTATGCCACCATCGAAAAGGAAGCGGGTTGTAAGGTTCCTGTGGTGGTGTGGGCCATCAGCCCGGCAGATGAAAAGAATCTTGACCGCTACGAAGGCTGGCCATCCTTTTATGTAAAGGAAGACATCAAATTCGACTACATCGGGGATCGCCCTGGTAGACGGGCAAAGGGAACTGGCATGGCCTACATCATGCCACCTGAAAATTCAAAGCTGGGGCTTCCGACCAGACAGTACTTTGATGTGATTTTGGAGGGCTACGAAAGATTCGGGCTGGATACGAAAATCCTCTATGAAGCCCTTAAGTACAGCGAGTAAAATATTCAGGAATGGCTCTCTCCGGAGGGCCTTTTGCCGTTAAAAATACATAAAAATACTTTCTGAATGACTTGCTATTAATACAGATGTACTGTAATATACACACAACGAAAGGGGAACAGCCCCAAGAAAATAAGGAGGAAGAAAAAATGAACGAGAGAATTGAAAGTGCAAAGCAGTCAACAGGGTGGAAGATTGATACTCAGCGGGGGGAACAGAAGGAGGCACTGGAGAACATCAGGGACTTAGCAGAAAGGATGCTGAAGAATTTAGAAAATGAGAGCAGCCTTTACGAAACTTCAAGCATTATGGCCTATGCACAGCGGCTGGAAAGAGCAAGCCAGCAGCTTGAGGGATTGAATGAGAGAATGCAGATGCTGGAATTCCTGCAGAAATAAAATAAAACCATGAGCACCCCCGGAAGGAGGGGCTTTTGGTCGTACTGGAAGTTATTGTTTTGATATCAAGTATGCTTGATGCTAAAGTAATGGATTCCAGAGCACAGTATCCACTGTGTGCTGGTCTTGAAAGTTTTATCATACTAAAGTTACCGCTCCAACGTGGGGCGGATTTTTATTGGGAGGATATAGGAATGGCAGAATACAAGCCTACGAAATTCAAACTGAAAACATCTCATTATGATAAGGCTCGGGCTGATTTTGCTGTGGGCTTCATTGAATGCCTGTGCCATACCAAGGGCAGGTGGGCAGGAAAGCCCTTTAAACTGCTTCCATGGCAGGAACAGATTGTAAGGGATATTTTTGGTACACTTAAAGCTGATGGCAACAGGCAGTTTACAACAGCCTATATTGAAATTCCAAAGAAGAATGGAAAACAGCTATCGCTTGACACACCTATTCCAACTCCTGCTGGCTGGTCAACTATGGGAGAATTGAAAATCGGTGATACAGTCTTTGATGAACAGGGCAGGCAGTGCCATGTGGTTGCCAAGAGCGATGTAGACGATACTGAGCAGGCATACAGATTGACTTTCAGAGATGGAAGTGAGATTATTGCCGGAGCTAATCATCTGTGGGATGTGGATTACATAATTGGCAAGACACATCATAAAATCATGCGTACAGAGGATATTTACAATAAAACTGTTTTACACAATAATAGACAGCCCCATGATAAAAGGTCTGTGATTAGAATAAGGGTGAACAGGGCACTCCATACAAGACAGGCTATGCTGCCGATAAGTCCGTATCTGTATGGATTTTGGCTTGGTAATGGAAACGCGGTAAAACCAGAAATCACTGTCAGGACTTGTGATATTGACGATATTAAATCATTTATAGGTCATGAAATAAGTTCCTGGTGGATGCAGAAAGGGGAAGGAAGTGCGATATTCAGGATTCCAGACCTTAAAGCTGTTCTGGTTAAATCATTCAGGGATAAGGCAATAAGCACAAAGTATTTAAGAGCTTCACAGAAGCAGCGATGGGAATTATTGCAGGGACTTATGGATTCTGATGGATGTATAGGAACAAGAAAAGCACAAAGTGTCTATGTTACTACCATCAAGCAGCTTGCAGAATCAGTGAGGGAACTGTTGTGGAGTCTTGGTATAAAAAATGCTATGACGGATTCCC